AAGGAGATGCCCAACACGATGCTGGTGCCCTACAACGTGTACCGCATCATCTCCACCACCCCGCGCAGCACCACCTCCGACACCACGGTGATGGAGTTCTTCCTGCGCACCAACCCGATGATCCAAGCGATCGAGCCGATCAACGAGCTCGAGGCCGGTAAGTCGGGTGGTTCCCTGTCCAAGGACCGGATCGTGGTGTACGACCGCAGCCCCGACAAGCTGCAACTGCACATCCCGCAGCCCCTGGAGTTTCTGCCTCCGCTGCGTCAGGCGCTGGAGTTCACCGTTGCGGCTCACGCTCGCATCGGCGGCCTCTCGCTGTACTACCCCAAGAGCGCTCTCGTTCTTGAGAAAGCCTGACCTATTCAGAACTGGTCAAACCTTCACCACGTCTTCATCATGATCCTCGTTTATCGCCCTGAACTTGAAAACCCCCCGATGGATAAGGAGTGCACCATCGGTTTCTCGTTCGTTGACGGCGGCGGTCTTACCGACCACATCCAAGTCAACTCCGGCGTCACACGGAACTTCCCCGAGGCCGTGTGGGACAAGATCAAGGACTACGACGTGGTGAAGAACCTCCTCAAGCTCGGTGCCCTGCGCATCGATGCCGAAGAGGAAAGCACCAGTGAAGAAGTGGCAGCAAAGGTGGTGGCCAACACCATCGCCGATCTGCCCATCAGCCAAGCCCTCGAGCTCGTCGAAGCCTCCTTCGATCTCGAGCAGCTCAACAAGTGGTCAGCCAAGGAGCAGCGGATCAAGGTCCGCAACGCCATCGCCAAGCGGACCCAGGCCATCACAGAGGGTAACGGCTGATGGCGGTCCCCTCGGCCAGCGCATTTCTCCTCCGCTTCCCCGAGTTCGGCGAGCAATCGTCCTCGGTGGTCCAAGGAGCGCTGGCTGAAGCCGGGCGATCTGCCAGCGAGACGGTGTTCGGCGCGGTTCACACCGATGCCGTCAGCACCCTCGCCGCCCATCTGCTGGCCATTCGGACCATGCAGATCGGCATGCAAATCGAGGCCAAATCCGGCGCTCCTGCTGGATCCGGCCTCGAGGCCACGCTCTACGGCCAGGAGTACAAGCGGCTGCTCGACAGCCTGTCCCTCAGCGGTTTCGCCTTGTAGCCATGGCGATCTCGGCAACCACCATCGCGTCCTACGCCCCCTGGGGCAACGCCGAACTGGCGTTCGAACTCGGAACGGGGTTTGCCACCACAGATCCCGCCACAGGCAACGCGATCCAGGCCACTGAGGTGGTGGAGTATCTCGCCGCTCTCTCGCTCCAGGCCCCGACCTGGAAAGCTGAGGCCGGCACCGACAACACCACGTACATCTGCCGGGGCCGCCTGCTTAGCCCGGCGACGCTCGATCCGCGGATCACCAACGGCTCTCAGGCCGAAGCGGTGATCAACGGTTACCGAGGTCGCTTCGAGCTGGTCTTCGATCTGGGGATGGACGCTTATCACCGCGGTGATCTGCGCCAGACGATCGAGGGCACATTCCGCGTGATCGGAGGTGCGTCGTAATGGCCCGCCCTGAGCGCCAACTGAATCAAGCACTCGAGACCGCCAAGGCCCAGGCCATGCGGCAACTCGGAACCTGGCTTGATGCCCGCTTCACCGAGGAAATCTCGTCTGTGAAGTGGCCTTATCCCACACCACCCCAGGTGCGGGACATCGTGGACACCGGACGTCTTCGCGCCAGCCAGACCCGGGTCGTCAATGCCGACGGCTCGATCACGTTCACCTGGCCGGTCGAATACGCCGGGCAAGTCCACGAGGGCGGAGTCGCCACCACCGGCCTCCGCTTCCCCGGTCGCCCTTGGACCAAGGCCCCTCTTGAGGAGGCCCCGGCCAAGTTCGGCCAGCTGCTGCGCTCCGCACTGGAGGCCCAGCAATGACGATCTCGACCCACTGCCCACCGGTTACGGCGCTCCGGCGCAGCCTTGAGCTCCACATCCTCGATCTCTACGAGAGCGACGGAACAACACTCAAGGCCTACACCGCCTGGCCTGGGTACTACGGCCTCCCCGATGGCAGCCGCGTTCCTGCGGTCTACGTCACTGGCGCCTCGATGGTGCCGTCCAACTGGACGATCACCGGCATCGAGTGCGTCATCGAGGACGTTCCTGAGATCACCAGCCCCGGTTCTGTGGGCACCGTCCTGTCCTTCGAGACCTGGAACGTGCGCTTCACGAACTACGGCACCAAGGAAGGCACGCGCATGCCGGTCTCGCTGCTGGACATCAGCCGCCGCCTGGCCCGCACCTTCCCACGGGACCAAGTCACGTACATGGCCCGGACCGAGGTCACCTTCGAGGCCCTCACGGCCCGCATCCGCGGAGCCGTTCTGAACCCCCCGATCCCCTAAGGAGTCACCACCATGGCCGACTACGCCATCGGGTTGTCGTTCCACAAGGCTCACCGGACCATCGTCCGCGCCGTGGATCTGACCCCTCCCTGCCGCTATTTCGCTACGCGCTCCAGCGCCGGTCTGATCACCCTGCCGACCCTGGACGCCGGCTCGAGCTACGTCGAGCTGCAAGGCATCACCAACACCAGCTTCCAGATCAACGACAACAACCAGGAGTTCCGTCTCCTGGGTGATGACGGTTGGATGGACAGCGTGATCACCGGATCCTCTGTGCAGGCCTCGGTGACCGCCTACTTCCTGAAGGACACCGAAGTCCCCGCCGGCCAGGACTGCCCTGTGTTCCGCGGCGGCTACAACGAAGGCTTCGAGCTGATCCAGAAAGCCCGTTACAACAAGAACTACGAGATCTACATCGAGTTCCTGAAGGAGCTGGGCCAGGCTGACGGCACCAGCGGCAACTACATCTACGACTTCACCGGTTTCAACGCGGTGATCCAGAACTACTCGGAGAACCTCACTGCTGAGGGTCTGACCGAGATCTCGTTCGACCTGATGTCCCGAGCACGTCCTGTGTTCGGCCGCTACGACGCTGGCGCAACCGCCATCAGCACTGGTGGCGTTCAGTCTTCGCTGCTCTTCCTTGTGGCTGGTACCCGTCAGGCTGCTGTGAGCCCGGTGGACAATGCCGACAGCCATGCCGTGGGCGCCAACATCACCGTCACCTACACCAGCAACGGCACCACAGCTCTGACCCAACTTGCTCTGGGTCAAACCGACGGCTCCGGCTTCCGCCTCGAGGTCGCGTCCTCCGGTGCTCTGGTGCCCGCGACGGTGAGCCTGGCCAGCAACGTGGTGACCATCAACCCCGATGCGAACCTCGCTGCCGGCACCATCTACCGCCTGGTGGTGGCCGACGGCGCCCTGACCCAGTCGGTGGACGCCAACGGCACTGCATCGGCCAGCGGCCTGAAGCGCCCGATCCAGGGTCTGAGCACCACCTTCAAGACCGCCTAAGCTACCGAGAGCGGTTCAGCAATCCAAGCCCCTTTCGAGGGGCTTTTTTAGTAGCAATGCAACACGACATTTTGATTGATCCAATTAACACTGTTTTTGCGGTGAATTGCCGGATAGAGGGCACCACAATTCACTGCGGCGCCCTGTATCTGGAACCCCTCGTCCAAAGCCATCTTATACGCTTGGCGTATGGCGACGCTAGTCTGGAGGTTGAAATTCCCACCGAGCTCGTCAACCAGCCAACGCCTCATCGCGCGTGGCAGGTGACTCTCCCAATCCGCAATGAGCAAGTACAGCGCACTGCTTTTTAAGCCGACCACCTATTGCGAAATTGGACCGTTCCGCTTCCCTGTTTACCATGACCTAGTTCCGGGTGAAGCCAAGGGAATCGAGGAGTTCTCCAAGAAACAGTCCCGCTCTACCTTTAAGTCAATCAAGCTTGCACAACGTATCGCTAAAGACAAAGGCATTAGCACCAAAGAAGCTGTTGACCTGCTAGGCAAGGTAGGCAGCGAGGAGACAGACCTCGTGTACGAATACGCAGCAGAATTGGACGACCTTCAAGTTGATAGCATCAGTGCTGTCCAGCAACGGGTTGAATTCGTGACACTGTTTATGCAGTACCGAGGCGAATCGAAGCTTGATGGCGACAAGTGGATTCAACTCAAGGACTGGGAGCAAGGAGACACTGAGAACATGCCCACGAAGCTGATGGATCAGATTTTCGAGCTCGTGCTATGGGAGCGGGATGGTTGGCCGAAGGAGAATGAAGCAAAAAACGAGGACGAGGAGGAGCAAGTGTTCAGCCCTCCCCGGAAGAAATCCTGAGTGAATGCGAAAAAGTCCTAACAACTCCTCTAACTGATTGGGACGATATCTATTTCAAGCTGCGGGCATCGCCGCTCAAGGACGACTTCCCCCGAGAGCGGTTTGTCCGCACGCCTGTAGCTGTCGTGCGCTGGGCAATAAAGCGTGCTCTTGACCACGAACAAGAGCAGGCTAATCTTCAAGCGCTCGCCACAGCAAGATTAACGACAACGTTAATACAGATAGCTCACGGCTTTTCTGGGTCAAAAGGTCCGGCACCTAAACTACAAGTCAAGGACTTTTTACCCTTCCCTGATTGGAAGCCAGATTCAGAGGCTGCAGAGGGTCCAGATGAAGTTACCAAGTACGTACTACGTAACTTGGTGAAGTCTCAGCGAATTCCTATCCATGTGTTCACAGCTCTGATGACTCCCGCGGAGCGCCGGTCTTAACATACGGATACCGCATGAGCGCAGGGCAAGGTGGCCGACTATACGATCCGCATTGTTGCTGAAACTAAAGAAGCGGACGACAAGGTCAATAAACTAGATAGACGTCTTAGCAGTGTAAGCCAAGACAGAAAGATCAATATAAGCATACCTAGTATCAATGAAACTATCGCTGGCGTTAAGCAATTAGGTACAGCCCTTAATACTACCTACAAAATCGCTCGTCAGATGCCCGTCATTGGCGGGCGAATTCAGGACATTGAAGACCTAGGAGATATTGCTTCTAAAACAGGCGAAAAGGTTGTCAAAGCTTACAAGTTGATTGCGGGTGCTACTCCCGGCAATCTACTAGGCACATCGATCAGTGCTTCTGTCAGCGGCGTCGACAACCTCGCAAAAGCCACTGCGAATCTAGGCTATACCGTATTTGGCGTAACACAGTCCGTAAACATTCTAAAAAGTGCATTCGGCGCATTCTTTACCGACACCATCGGTAGGGAGATCCAGTTACAAGAAGCACTGCTTCGTACCAAGACCACCCTTGTATCAACCGCAGATGTTGCCGTTAATGGCAAGCGCATCACGGAGCCCTACGAAGCGATCTTAAAGCTCAACAAGCCAATTAACGACACGATCGACAGCATCAGACAGCGCTCCCTCGAGATCGCAGGTACGACTTCTGAAGCGATCGTTCAAGTCTTCGGTGTCGTTGCTTCGCAGATTGGCAACATCGGGGGCGGCCTCAAAGATGCGGAAGACCTCGCAATCACTTTCAGTGCCGCTCTCGGGACGCTCGGGTTGTCTGACCCGATGTACGCCACCCAAGAGATCCGATCGATCCTCACAGGGACGATTGACCAGAACTCGATTCTGGCCCGCTCGCTAGGCCTCACCAATGAGGAGGTGACCAAGGCCAAGAACTCAGCTGAGGGTCTGGTGGCCTTCCTCCAGCGTCGTTTGGCTGCCTTCACGGCGGGCCAGGCGATGGCCGCAAAGGGCTTCGCTGGCATTACGAGCAACATCGTTGAATTCCAGGACGAGCTCAAGCGTGCATTCGGTAAAGGACTGCTTGATCCTCTTCTGGATGGCTTAACCATCTTGTATGAGCGACTGCAACTGATATTCAAGAGTTCTTTTGGCATTGCAGACGCTCTCGGTAAAGCATTTGGCGCTGTCGCGCGGGGCGTTGTGGGAGCTGCCGCTGCTGCGCCCACGCTGGCTGGCTTCAACCAGCGGCGTCAGATCGGGATGGGTCAGCAGGGCGAGCAGGTCGCCATCCAGATGTTCTTGCAGATCCAGAGCGCGGTCGACCGGCTCCGACCTCAGATCGCCATGCTTGCGGACCAAGCGGTCAAAGCCGTTGCGCAAATCGCAAGTGGATTGGCAAATCTCGCCAAGGGCTTTGCTGCGTTTAAGTTTGCACAGTTCAAGATTTACCTAAGTGCATTGATAGGTATCGGTGAAGTATTAAACAAGACTGTCATACCAGCGTTTACCACTCTCCTCAATATCTACGGCGAAATCCTAAAGAACCCGATAGCACAGTACTTGAATCAGCTTGGTGCACAGTTTGATGTTCTTAATCGCGTGGGTGTTCTTCCTCTCGCGAAGACACTGTTTGTTCTGCGCAACGTAATCCCAAGCGTTTTTGACACAGTGCAAAAGTTGGGTCAGGGCTTTAACTGGCTCAAAGTACAGCTGGCGGGCGTAATTGACATTATCTTAACTGGCTTTTCAACTGCCATCGCTAGTGTATCGACTCTAGTCGCGAATTTAGGGAGAACTCTTGTTATAGCTGTCACTACAGGTATAACCGCGCTGATCGTTGGTTTACGTGCAGCGGTAGTGCAGCTGGGTGTTTTCCTCATCCAAGTCGCCGAGCTCGTGCAGCAAGCAGGGCCAAAGTTCGGCCAGGTCGCTGTTTTCATCAGCCAGATCGGTCAAGCATTGCTTGGCGTAGATGCCGCTTTCCAGAAGGCACAGCTCCGCGTCGCTGAATTTGGCCTGAAAACTGCTGATGCTCTTGACAAGCTGCAGCTTAAAACGCAACAGGTACGTCAAAGCATCGCAGATTTCAATACAAGCGTGAGAGACAACCTTGGACAAGCGGGAGCAACTGTAGGAGCAAAGATTAAAGATATGATCAAAAGCTTTGTAAGCTTCTCGTTGCAGCTAGTAGCTCTTCAAGTAGCTATTACAGTTGCTTTTGACCTCTTCCAGAGATTCCAACGAGCTCAGCAAGAAATCGCGGATCAAACCCGCGCTGAACTAGCGGTTAAGCGCCTGAGCACGGTTTACGCCGAGGTCGGAGAGAATGCAACAGCAGCCACAAAAGCCGCCAAGGCTTTTGAACAGCAGATATTAAATAGCAGAGTTGATCAACTCACCAAAAAGATAGGCGAACTTGATAGCGCTATCAATGCAGCTTTTGACATTAAACAGGCTCAAGGCTGGCAAGGCGCGCTGCGGGCAATCGCTGCATCAATGAACTTAATGAAGAATATGGATATAACGCCACAGATGCTGGAGAGTGGCAGACAAGAAACATTCATAGAAGCTTTACTGCGTACTCGCAGAGAACAAATCGCGAAGACAAGGGAAGAGTTAAATCGGCTTGCGCGCTTCCAAGAGCAGCTCAATGCAAACGATAAGGCGAAAGACGAAGTTCAAATCCTAGCCAAAGAACGTCGCGCACTTGAGAAAGAACTGAAAGATATCCGCAAACAACTCACCAAAGAAATTACCGACTTCGAGTGGGGTGAGAGGCAGAAAGCTCTGCAACTCGAGCAGCAGATGCGCGATGCCATGGCTCAAGAGCAGCGCGCTCAGCTCGAAGAGCGTCAGAGGATCGAAAATCGAGGTCTCAGTGATGTTGGCGCCAACCTCAAGCAGATCTTCGACGAGTACGAGACAGCTCTATTCGATGCCCAGGTCGAAAGTCAACGTCAGCAAACAGATCTAGTACTCAAGCGCAACGAGATCGAAAAGCAGCTCAGTGACTATAAGTATCGCTTAGAAGAGCAGACTCTGAAGCTCCGTGAAAAGATGGGGCAGATGAATAAGAAGATCGTCGATTACGAAGCAGCACAGCGTATCCGTGCTTCAAAAGAAGCCCTGCGCTACGCCCTTCAGGCCGCCGCCATCCAGGGCGAGGACTTTGTTGTAACCGACGAGGATCGCAGGAATTTCCTCAACGCAGCAGCGCAGCAAGGAGTCAGCGCCGAGCGTGCTCTTGCCCTTCTTAAGACAGGAGCTGGACGGAACCTCGGTCTGAGCAGTGCTACACCTGCGCAACAGGTAATCGCTGCTCTAAAAGAGAACTACGCGGGCGCCTTCACAATGCCTGCAGGTGAATTTGAGAACGCGCTGAATCTGAGAGCAAAGGCTTTCATGGGCCAGTCCCAAGGAGGCAGTTTCGCTCTCCAACTGGCTGCACAAGAGCTCGGCACCGGGCGATTCAAGCGAACCGCGCCTGTAGCACCTCCGAAGATGGAGGAGCTCAGTTCCTTTGTTGACATCGGTGGAAATACAGCGCGCATGCGCGCCAGCCTGGAGAGCAACTTCGCCATGGCGCGAGAGCTCGTTGAACGAACAAGCGCGATTCGTGACAACCAGAACCTTGCTCAGTTCCTCGAGCGCTTAGGCGATCCCGCGAACTGGGGAGTCGCTGCCTCCGAGGTCGGCCGTCTCGACAAAGAAATCCTGCAGCTGCAGAACGACACAGAAGCGCTTAGTAAGTCCATTGCTCAAGGTTTAACAGATCCTTCAGCGCTGCAAAGCCTGATTCCTATCAAGACAGCGGTTGATGTCTTCCTGACCCAGGTGTACGACCAACTAGCGAAAAGCTCGCTACTTAAAGGTGTATCACCCGATGTCATTGCGTCTAACAAGCAGGGCATAGCTGACATCCTAAAAGGTGCGGCAGTTGGCACGATTGACCTACAAAGTGCTCGAAAAGAGATTGATCGGCTGCTTAATGGCTCGATTCTTGCCAAAGCAATTAAGTCGATCCTCGGTGATCCAGCCAAAAACACCGGCATCATCGGAGCTCTACGTAATGCTGCTGACCTAACTCAGCGCCAATCTCAGCTTCTTCTTGAGACGCTGAAGAATGACTTTACGAAGCTCATTCAGCAAGCTACCGATATCCGGCCCGGGATTCAGGGTCTGCTCGAGCGTTTCAACCAGGCTCAGCAGGCCCTGATCCGGCCTGGTTACTCCCTTGAGAACGCAAACCGGCGTTCCGATTTGGCAGCGCAAGGGTATCTGGCCTCGCAACTTAATCGACTCACGCCTGAGCAGCGTCTAGCTAATCCGAACTTAGTTCCCGAGCTGCAAGAAAAAGCCGCGCAGTTAGCTGAAAGCTATCGTCGCACTAATGAGCAGCTCGATCCATTGAACCGAGCAATGGAGAATTTCGAGCAAAGACTGGGCATGGCGGTCGCTGCCACTGAAGCTTACGCAACTGCTAGCCGGGGTTTGCTGGAGAGCTTGTTCAGTGGTACCACTGATTTCCGTGAAGCAATGAGCAACTTCACACAAACAATAAGCCAAGGATTCTTGCAGCAATTCCTTGACATCGCAATGGCACCAATGCAAGAGCAAGTGTTCGAGCGCATGCGCAAGCTCTTCGGAGTGGAATCCGCCCAAGACAGGGTCAATCGGGAATTTGCAAACACAGGAATCAAGTTCGATACTGCAGTCACAAACTTTGACGCAGCAGTCAACAACTTCAGCTCTAGTCTTAGTGCAGGCATCGGTGGTCCCGACCTCGGTGCCAATACCTCAGGCATCCCTTACGGCATCCGCATCGGCGATCGTGTTGGCGATAACCCAGCGCCTCGCTCCCTACCTGTCGTAGCCCCTGCACCGATCAGCACTTTGTCCCTTGAGCAGCTGCTCGCCACAGAAGGTCAGGCTTCCCTTGAAGCCTCCCTTGAGCAGTCCTTCAAGGGGATTGGAGAGTCGCTGACTCATCTAGGCACCGTAGCCGAAACCACCGGAAAGCAGACCGAGGATGCCGCCGACACCGGCAAGCAAGGCTTCGGCAAGTTCCTCGGCGCCATGACCGGCGTTGCCACCGGCGCCCTGGCCATCACCGGTGCCATCCAAGCCATGCAGGACGCCGAGAGCGGCACCTACGGCACCTTGATGAGCATCGCCGGCATCCTCGGCGGCCTCGGCAGCATCGTCGGTGGCTTCGCCGCCCTCGGGAAACGCGCCGCTGGCGGCCCGGTCAGCGCCAACCGCCCCTACGTCGTGGGTGAACTCGGCCCCGAGCTGATCATCCCGGGCGCCAGCGGCACCGTCATCCCCAACGACAAAATCGCCTTCACCGGCGGAAGCGGAATCAGCACCGAGGCCGGCAGCTCCGGCATGACCGTGCCCTTCCAACAGGGCGGCTCCTCGGTCTCGAACGCCTTCTCCACGATCAACAACACGGCGATCCCCTTCACCAAGTCGACCGAGCGCCTGGTGGCAGAACGCTCCGAGCGCGAAACCGTCGCTGCAATCAACAATCCGAAGCCCCTCGATGTGCGCTTCGAGTCGCAGGTGATCAACGGTGTCGAGTACGTAAGTGCCGAACAGCACCGCAAAGGAATGGCTGAAGCAGCAGAGCGTGGAAGGGCTTTGGCTCTAAGTGCTCTTCAAAACAGCGTTAAGACTCGTAAGCAGGTTGGGATTTAACACCTTTCGTAAAAGCTCGCTGTATAGACCATCCCCTATGAAGACGTTGGCGCAAAGCCCCCTGACTAATGCCCAAGACTTCACTCCATTCGGCAACTGTTTTTACTTCGCCGTTCCACTCTATAAGCCTGTTGGATCTACGGTTTCTACAGTTCTGACTACGTGAAACCCATCTCACATTGCACGGCTCGTAGTTGCCGTCATTATCTACTCGGTCTAATTGATGCCTACTTGATGGGGGCTCACCAACATCTGCGTAAAATCCTTCAAAGCGCATCCATTTATCGCACACAGTAATACCTCTACCCCCGTAGTAGGCATAGTCTGAGTGCTCTTTAGCCAAACAGCGCTTTTTCATGTTCTGCCAAATTCGATAAATACGTGTTTTGCACTTTCCGTGGGTTCTTCTGCTATTGCCAATGTTTTTTAGGTAGCACTTTTTGCATCTCTTTAGCTTGCCAATCTGCCCAGAATAGACCCGCCCGACCACTCCGCAATCACATCTATAGTGCCAGTAATACTTGCCTGGTTCTTTGTGCATGATTACGATAGAACCATAGCGAGACCCTTCGTAAGACTGGGGCATCTAAGTGATGTTTGACTTTTCTAATGTTACATCGCTTTCCCTGGCCTGATGAGCACCTTCGCCTTCGTCAACTACGCCCGCTTCCTGCAGAAGGACGGCACGGCCACCTCACCGGTGTACGCCTACCAGAACTTCTCAGTGAATCAGCCTCGGATCTACGGCGGGGTGACATACCAGTTCGCCCCGTTCGCCGTGTCATCCGGCGCCGGCGCCAAGGGCGGCGACCGCTCGGAGACCACCTTGGGTGCCGGCCTCGATGCCCTGACGGTGAACATCTTCACCGAGGCTGTCACCAGTCGGTGGCTACTCGAGCTCAAGACTGTCTCGCTGGATCCCGAGACCTTCGCCGACGTGACCCTGATCCGCAGCGAAGTCTGGCGTGTGGCGCGCTACGAGATGGACACCGAAAAGATTCTGCTCACGCTCACCTCGCCCCTTGACGCCGTACGTAGCCAGGTGCCCCGCCGCTACCTGAGCACCAAGCTCGTCGGCGCACTTCCGAGTTCGGCGACGCTGGTGGTGAGCTGATGGCGTGCTGGCACCGCTGGATCGGCCTTCCTCACGTGTTCGGGGCCAATCCCGAGGATGGCCAGGGCTGCGACTGCTTGGTGATGGTCTGGGCCGTGCTCGATGACGCTGGTGTCTCACACCCACCCTTCGACCTGCGCTGGCTGGCTCTGGCCGAGGCCGGCGAGTGGCTGCAGCTGCAGCAGCTGTGGGATGCCGCCACCCGGCCGCTGCCCGGGCCTGAGCAGCACGCGATCTGCCTGTTCCACAACGGCCCCGCCGGCCTCGGTGTCGGCGTTGTGGTGGATAACGGCCTGCTCTTGGTTCACCACCGCCGTGGCGTGGCCTGGGTCCCCCTGACTGCGCTCCGCCGGCTCACCTTCTGCACGTTCCGCTGATGGATCCCAACCTGCCACCGATTCTGCCCGCCGATCGCTACCTGGCTTCGTTACTGGGGATCAGCGATGAGGACTTTGCGCGCTACAAGGCGGAGGTCCGCCGCCGCGCCGCCGAGGGTCCACAGCCGTCTGTGGTGGCCGGCATTGACCCCGTCACGCTGTCGATCATCTCCCTGGTGCTGACGACTTTGTCGGTCGGTCTGACCATCGCCGCCAGCTTCTTCAAGCCCAAGCTCGATAAACCCAAGGCACCGGGCCAGCCCAAGAGCCGCAACGAGCTTGATCAGGCTCGCACTGAGAACGAGCGCTTCGCGCCCCGCTACGGCTTCGACTCCAACCAGGACATCTCCACCCTGGGCTCGGTGATCCCGATCGTCTATGCCCTGCGCGAAACCATCGGCGGCGTCACCTACGGCGGCGTGCGGGTCAACACCCCCATGCTGTGGAACCAGATCCTGTCGCTGGGAGGCGGGCAGATGCTGCGCGGTGTCTTCCTGCTGGGCGAGGGCCCGATCGCCTCGATCGATCCGAACAACTTCGCGATCGGCTCCAACACGCTCCGCGGCTACCTGTTCGAGGACAACGCCGCCACCCAGCAGGCCGGCCGCACCACGATTTACTTCCGCCCCGGCGGCGGCCGCATCACCGGCGCCGACCGCATCCTGGGCCGCAGCAATGCCAACGACGACGGGAGCTCCTCCAGCGCCGACGTGTTCCAGGTCTACTGGCAGGGTGGGCCCAAACCTGACTTTTGCTCCAGCCACAATCCGACGTCGCAGGCCACTTTCGGGGTCTATGCCCCGATCGGGAATGACTTGATGTTCAAGGTCAACCCGGTGATCCGCCCGGGTGTGCGCTCTCGGTTGAAACCCAAGGCCGACGACAAAGTGAACGTCCAGTGCCCGGTCGATAGCCAGCAGATGAATGAGCGCGACAAGTTCCGCGCGCACTTCAGCACCTTCAGCGGGATCATCGGCAACGGCACCGCCAACGTCTCGGTGGGCCAGACCATCACCTACCGCCTGTTCCACGAGAGCGACTGGGCCACCCAGTTCAACGTCTACACCGAGCCCGCAGACGGCGAGGCTGAGTGCAAGGACGTTGCCAGCGCGGTCGCCAGCCAGCAGCACAACTGGGACGACAACCTGGTGGTCGGTGAGCTCTACAAGGTCGGCAGCGCCCTGGCGGTCCTCACCAGCCGCAGCAATGAGGTCTTCGTCAGCCAGGCCGACCTCGAGGGCACCGGCGGCACCACCATCACCGCCACCTTCACCGTGGTGCGCGGCGGCACGATCAAGGGCTTCACCGAGAGCTATCTCAAGGACACGGGCGGCGACGCCGGCCGCCGCGAGGTCGCCACCACCGGCGGCCACATCCTGCGCTACGCCAGTGCCCACATCACCACCAACCGCCCCTGCCAGGCCGTCGAGCTCGGGCTGAGCTCCACCCTCGGAATCAGCATCAACGGCCTGTGCAACTTCCGTGACGCCAAGACCCACAACTACGCCGACAACGCCTACTGCAGGTGCTTCGAGAACGAAGAAGCGGAGGACATCATCAACGTCTTCTACCAGAGCAGCACGGTCAACGGCCCAGCGCAGCGCTACAGCTTCTTCAAGCTGCGCTGGCGCGAGTCGGGCAGCAGCAACTGGACAACCCTGAGCAACGCCTACGGGGTGCGCAGCGAAACCCGCCAGGCGCTGTTCAACTACATCCGCCTGGAGTACGGCAGCATCCGGCACCGCGAATTCATGCTGGAGCCCCTCACCGGTTTCGAGGTGCGCAACGGCATGGCCGGCGGCCAGCTCTACGTCCTCGATGCCAAGAAGTCCCGCCTGACCATCCCCGAGAACGGCACCACGGTGGTGATCAACGGCGAGTCCGTCCCGCTCAACACCGCCACCTTCGGGATCAACTACGGCAAGGCTAATCCGGGCCTCAGCGGCAGCTACCAGTACGAGGAGAAGACCAACGGCGACGAGCCAAGCACCTTCCGCACCTACTACGGCCTGCCCACGACCGACAACGAGAGCCACCTCGATGACTTCGGCAAGCTCGCCGAGATGTTCGTCTACTCCGAGGTCAGAAGCACCGCTGAGACCGCACCGGAGCACCGGGTCGTTTACGTCAACGAGATCGTGCCCAACCTGCCGGTCCCGCAGTACGACAACCTCGCCCTGGTGGGCATGAACATCCGTTCCTCCGCGGAGTGGAACCAGTTCTCCCAGCTGTCGGCCTATGTCACCGACGGTAAAACCTGCCGGCGCCTACTGAACAGCCTCAGCACCGGAGCCACGCACTTGTTCCCCGACATCCTGCTGGATCTACTGACCAACATGTCTTACGGAGCCGGAGATCTGGTCACAGATCAGATGATCGATCTGACATCTTTCCAGACAGCTGCTCAGTGGTGTCAAGACCGCAACTACTTCTTTGATGGCGTTGTGGCCGATCGCGTCAACCTGCGCCAGTGGGCCGCCGACACCGCGGCCACACATCTGCTGATCTTCGGCGAGAGCGACGGCAAGTTCTTCCTGCGGCCTGCCCTGCAGGCAACCGCGGTCTCGATCAAGGGTCTCTTCACCGCCGGCAATATCGTCGAGGGCTCTTTCCAACTGCAGTACCTGGACCCGGAGGACCGCGATCCGATTCGCGTTTCCGTTCGCTACCGCGAGGAGCGCGCGTCCACCGACCTCACCAACCCAGGCATTTTCCCCACTGTGCGCGAGGTCCTGGTAGCCGAGGACGGCGTGGACTCTGGAGCCCCCGTCGAGTCGCTCGACCTCAGCGATTACTGCACCAGCCGCGAGCACGCGATCGACGCAGCCAAGTACATCATCAGGATGCGCCGCATCCCCACGCATGTGATCAGCTTCCGCACCACCCACGAAGGTGCCTTGGCAAAGTTCGGTCCGAGCGACTACATCCGTGTGGCGATGGATGCAACCCAGTACGACGAGTTCAACAATGGCGTGGTCACCGCCGCCGGCGCCCTGGTCAGCACCAAGCCCCTGACCGATGGCACCTATGCCGTGATTGCATGGGACGGCACCGAGGGCACCCCGCCGGCCGATGCAACGCTGACCGTTGGTGGCAGCGGCACTACCGCGACACCGACCGGCGTGGTGTTCACCCTGAAGCTGCCCAGCACGCAGGTGCGCACCTATCAGATCGAGCGCGTGACGCCCGATGAAGAGGGCACCTTTACGATTGAGGCAGTTCACATGCCAACCAACGCTTCGGGCATCCTGGAGCTGGCCGATGGCTTCGATACTGCTGGCAACTGGGTGATCGAGTGATGGCTGTAACCTTCCCCGACCTTGAGCCAACCAGTCGCAGCTTCACAGCGCCTCGGTGGCCAACAAGCGGCATCACCGCGCAATCAGGCGTCACCTCCCGCCGATTGTGGGGCAGCCGACCATCACAGGCACAACTCTCCCTGCAGTTCAACAACGCCTCCGATGACGATGCGGCTTTGATCATTGCTGCATATCACGAAGCTAAGGGCGCCACGACTGATCTCACGCTGCCCGATGCCCTATTCGCAGGCGCCTCAGAGGAACTGGCGCCGTGGCTGACGACCGCTGCGACAGGTGCAGGCATCAAGTGGTTTTTTTCTGAAGAGCCACCCAGCATCGAGAGCGTTGCGCCTGGGCGTTCCAGCGTTCGGGTAGGCCTGGTCGGAGAACTTAGACTGGCGTAAAAGACCAAGGCCGATGGCTGTTAAGACTAGCGCTACCGCAGAACTCAGGTACGAGGGCGCCGCTATTGCCAAAGTGCGTGATGTCAGCATCACTTTCGCGCGTGATGCACTTGAAACAACAGGCATCGGCCAAGCAGATAGGACATACGCTTACGGCATCCGTGGGACAACAGGTAGCGGCACGCTGCTGTATGACCCGAGCGATGTAGCAACAACAAACGTCATCAATCGACTGCTGAGCGATTCCGATACCCTGAACACCCTTTCGATGGTGCTGGATACCAGCACAACTGTTGGGACCATCACCGGGGACGCATTGATTACACAGGCTGGCGCCAGCATCAGTGCCGGTGACCTTGTCAGTGTGCCGATTTCGTTCACCTTTAGCGGCAAGCCTAGCGGTACCTTCTGATGGCCATCCTTGGCAACGGCGGAATTCTGGAGCTGAGCCGGGCGACGCCGAAAGCCATGGCGATGAGCGTGGCTCGCCTGAATATTGGCGCCACTCCGGTCTCGATTTCCTTGGCCAATCAAGGCTATTGGACTGGTGATCGCATTTCGTTGGCTAGCGCAGACGGCTTACCGCTGGATGGCAACGCCGACGGATACGCTGACTGCCCCGACGGCCATGCGATGTACCGTGGCTCGCAGTGGGAGTCTGGTCCGTCGCACGCTTTTTACGTCGGCGCTGACACGGACGCAAGCCCGTTCTACAAGCAGCAGGTTTACGACGACACGCTGCTCACCGAGAGCGGCGACACATTTATCACGCAATCAGGTGACACGTTGCTGTTCTCGGTAGGCGACGAAAATGAGATTGATCGCTACAACACCAGTGCAACTACCGGACTGACAACCACCTTTGATGCTTATATCTACCGCGATGAGCTAGACCGCATTACGCTGTTTTCAACCGAAGCGGCAGCTTACGCTAACGACATAAGCGCTGGCATTGCGCTCAAAAAAGTAAACTGCACAAACTTCATACTTGCCGCCTACAACTCCAACAGCGGCTACACGGCGGCGCTAAATGCGGCTGCTGCATCCCTGGAGCCGCTCACCCTTTCCAACTCTGAACAAAACCTCGACGGGCTCTTTGGCCTTTCGCCGCTGTTCGCGCCTGATCGTCAGTGGCTGATGCAGTGTGAGCTTACTGAGTGGGCGCTGAACGTCGATGCCACCAGCCTCGACATCACAGCTATCGGTGAAACCTTTGGCGAGAACGTCAAGGCTCTGGTGCGCGGCTCCGGCACGCTCCAGTTCTTGGTGGATCACCGGCAGCAAGCCAACGAAGCTGATGCCATGACACTGCTGCGCCTGGTGCTGATGACGGAGAACCAAAGCAACACAAACGCTAAGTTCTATCTGTACAAGAATCGCAACGAGCCAGCACCGCAAATCGCAGGTTCTGCTTACTATCAGTGCGATCTCTTGCTCACCAATACAAGAGTCGACACACGGGCGGCTGACATTATTGCGGGCACCGCAGATTTCGTGGCCACTTCAGACATTAAACTGAAAGTATTGGCTGGCTAAGCACCGTTGCTAGACTCTGGCCATCTGACGTTGCAGCAGTGTGACCAGTCTCGAATTTGCAGGTGACAGCGGTTCGCTGAGCGACATCAACGCCAGTCAGGGCGAGTTTCGCGGTCAGATCGCGGCCCTGACCGACATGATGAAGCAGATCGTCGGCAACG